TGCCAGACCTCTCGTCCCCGGCGACGACCTCGGCCCATCTCAACGCCCGCCATGTAGTACTCGGACTCGATGGGGGCCATCTCGCCATTGGTAATGCGCTGACCGTCCTGGACGTAGCCTGCAGCGTACTCTTGGAGACCCTGCTGGATCTCTTCCTCAGCGCGTTGTTGCTGACGTCGTCCTTCGAACTCCGCAGCATTGCCGAGGGCTTGAGATGCCCTGCCTAGAGTTTCGGCTCCGTCTGTGTCCGCGCGCTGGGGAGCCACAAAAGCGCTGAACACCCGCGCGCGAGACTGGGCAGGAGAAAACCTGCTCTGTTCCTTGATAGGCGCTCGCGCCATTATCTATGTCTCCTTGTTATCCGAAACCGCCGATCGGCGTTCTCGAGGAATCAGTGCCTGCAGGCAGAGTGCCCTTATCAGGCATGTTCATGTTCTGACCTGCGATCGACAGAGCGGTGTTGGCTGCGATGCTCGCTGCATCTAGGAATCCGAACGAGTCAGTCGGGGTCTGGTTAATCCGAGACTGGGTCTGGGACTGTATCTTCTCTGTTCTAGCCGAGAACGCAGCTCGGTTGTTTGTTCTTTGATCTTGAATGCGGCTCTGGTTCCGGGCGCCAACTCGCATCTGCTCGGCGATCAAGGCATCAACAGTGTTTCCGGAGATACCTCCCGATGCACCCGAGTTGACGGCAGAAGCCCGGGCAGCTCGCGCTTGGAGAGCAGCGTCGTACCCGGCTTGCCTGGCAGACCTATCCTGTTCGATGAACTGGCGCTGGGCTTGGCGGTACTGAAAAGCCCGGTCTTTGAGGGCGTTTCTCCAGGTTCGCCTGGCTGCTGAATTAGTAGCCTTGGCCCCTAGGATACCCGAAGCCGCACTCGAGACACCACTGGCGATGGCCAGAGTCGTGAAGAGTGCCATGTGTGTTACTCTCGGTATATGTAGAAATAGTAGAAGTCGTCGTCTATATCTTCGAGTTCAGCTCCCATCGCCTCCAACCAACGAATATGAGTTGTGTTTCCCTTGTAAACTTGGTTGTGGAGATAATCATACTGCTCCAGGAGATTCTCGAGGACTTCATTGGATCTCGCCAAGAATGACTTGGGATATTCCGTGAGACGGTCGGTCCCGACCATCCAGATCATCGCGGAGAAGGACTCAAAAACACGTCGGTAGCCGAAAAAGCCGACCGGCTCCCCTTCGCAGAAAACAGTGAAAACGCAATCGCTATTAACGACGCTGCCAATAAGAGCTTCATCAGGGAAACTCCCTCCAGCTTCAGCTTCCTCTACGTCTTCTTCCCGAAGATAAGGAAGCACTTGGAAAGGATGGTGATCGCGAAAGGGAGCCAGTTCATACTTATTCATTAGATTCGACGTGCTTTTGGAGAATGAAACCCTTCCCACTCAGCGCTTATAAAGGCTGAGGGAAACGGGGTATCGTTGATGATACGGATGCTAGTAGTCTCGGTATTTCCTTTACAGGAGAACCGAAACTTACCATCATCGATGTTCACCTTGTCCGTTTGAGCAGTGGACCCCAGGCTCCGCGGCGTGTACGTGCTCTCATACGCGGTCCTGCCCTGGTGCGTCACTTTAACCTTGAACGACGAAGTCTCATCAAAGAACAAGGTCATATAACGGAGCGACAGCCTCCCCTGCTGGACAACAATCTCGCCGTTACCCTGGCGCGCTCTGATGAGAGGACGCGTGAAATCGTATACCGCCTCGTAAGACAGTCCGATGAACACAGGTACTCCGGTCTGATCGCCGTCGACGTTCACCAAAGTAGGCTTAGAGCCGCTCACGCTGCTCACCTGGAGCTGCGTACCTGCAGGGTAATCCCCATGGTCTTCAGAGACGATGGCAACCACATCCGCCCCGTCAGGTACTCCATAAGGGAGGCTGTACTGCGTCTCATCAGACGTAGAGCTATATGAGGGCGAGCAATCGCTTCCCTTTATCCTGAAATCCAGGTGAATGTGGAAATCGATATTGTCGTCGAACCGCCCTTCTTCGATGTCGCAACGAACAAGAGAGATGATCCCATCATCGTCCCTAATCAGGGCGTAGAGAGTATCGCCGAAAAACGAGATGGCGATGACCTCATCAGCTCCGGAAAAGCTCCACTTCGTCCAGGACGACAAGACCTTCTCGGCGCCGCTCCAGAAATACCTGTATACAAACAGGTCCCCGTTGTTTTCCTTGGTCAACGCTGCGACCAGCATCTCGTTAGACGCTGCGTCAACCGTGGTGATCTCATTAGGAATGTATTTTGGAACCTGAGACGTCACGGGTGACGCTGAGTCGGAATCGTTGTTTGGGTTCCTGAAATACTCCATGACCGATCCGTAACGGCTTCTCTCATAATCCTCAGCGAAGAAGATGTTAGAGCCTACTGCGATCGGTCTGCAGTACCGGGAGCTGTTGTAGGTAGTCGTGGGGACAATCGAGATATTCTGTGGAGTGAGGCTGTCCCCGGAAATTACACGGAACTGCTGATTATCCGAGAAGATGATAAGGGTCCTGTCGAATGGAATACCATGGTGCAGGATTGCAGTCTCTGCAGTCGTAGCGGCGACATCAATCGGATCAGTTTCGAGAAGGAGAGTAAGCGTGGTTCGATAGAAATTCTCGAAGTACCCTACCTCTGAAAAGATGATATTCTCGTCCGCAAGGAAGCACATGCGTCCCTTAAAGAGGAACATGCCAGAGATAGGCCTCCCCACGAAAGCTGGATCCGGGTTGGAGTCCTTATCACCTGAGGTCCTACCAGGCCACGAATTAGTAGACAAAGTGAAAGAGTCGTTCACCGGGTCGTACACGAGAGCCATAGGCATGGTCTCGTCGCGAAGCGTGGACCTGGAACCGAAAGCGACAGTTTCTTCCCAACGATCCCTGTCGAACTCGACGTAATAATCATCGCCGTTGGTGTCGGCAGACCCGGAGATCCTGACGATACGGCCGTCCACTTCATTAGGCGGAAGGTCGTTGAAATTGTCTACACGATCGGTGTAGCCTCTCATCGCCTGGTCGCCGAACTCATCACGCACGAATATCTTCCGGATCTTCTTGTCCGACTTGATAGACAGCGTGGAACCCCGCTGCGTGGCCGTGAGCGTAGCGTTTCCATTGAAAGTGGACACAAGGTTACTAACGATCATTCCTGTGTCGATTTCGACCGGATCACCATTCCCATCGACAGAGTCGGGAGTAGTGTAAGACGCAGTTATCTGAGTCCCATCGTCTTGGGTGATCGTTGCGGAATACTGGGTCGCATGGACAGCTTGTCTCACAAAGACAGTAGCGATGTAATCCGGGTTCTCTCTATCAGTTCCGGACCCTGTGGACGGGTTAAACTCATCCCAGTACTTATACGACGAGGTCCCAAGCTCGTTAGAAAAGGAGTCGTCAAACACTTCGACGACATAGTACTTATCATCGTCTGTCGTGTGCGCCGTGGTCCCAAAGGGGTAATTATTGGGATCAGGAAGGTCCCCGTATGACTGGACCTCTATATCTGTGTCGACGCTTCCAGTAGAGGAGTCCTCTGTTACCGGGACCACCGAAGGGTTCACAGACTTATTCAGGATGAACGTCGTGTCTCCCACCGACAGGAAGGAGAACACACTGTTCAAGGAATCTGAGGTTCCTGAGATATACCCGTTATCGTTCGACAAGGAGATGGAGTAATCCTTGCCATCAGAAGCGCGCACAACCTTCGCCCTGGTGTTGGACGATGTATCAACATCAATCACCAGGAGGAACTTAGTGCCATCCGCCGTCTCGAACGGGTGCATCACTGCTTGTTTCGATGTGTCGTTATCGTCGTAGACCTTCGACACGTACTCAGAAGAAGGTCTTTTGTTCAGCCCGGAGACGAGAGAATGAAGCGTGTTTAGCTCATACTCTGACGTGTTCCTGGACCGCGTGTAGACGGCTTGCTGAGAGACTCCTCCGATGAGGTTAGGGATCGAGGAGGTTACAAGACCCATTAGTACCTCCTATGTCCGATCGGGAACCTAGCGGTGGACCTATATTCTTGTTGGAGGAAGTTGTAGTCGCCGGTGGATACCTCCTCATCAATCAGATCCGTGAGGGCATACATCTCGTCGTCCTCAGAGAACTTCGAGATAGCTGTGGAACCCTGAGAGAACTCTTGGTTCTGACGAGCGGCGCGAACATAGACATAGTGACGCGCAGACTCGGGCATCTCCTCGAACTCTATAAGGCTGATGATCGAGACCTTCATCTCGTCCTTGTCCTCGAACACGGTCGTGTTCTTGTAAGGACGCTTGTCAAACAGCTTTCTGCCCCGGAGGATCACGTCGTACTGCTCGTCCCCGTCGACCGTATCGACGCGAACAGCGTTCTCGGGAACCAGGAACTCCCCGTTCGACGTGGCAGTGAGCTTGTGGTAGGTCGTATTCCAGTGCCAGCCCCTTTTCTGGACCTCACGCATTACGCGTTGAAGAGTGTTCCAGGCAGACTGGGCGTCCAACGCCAGGTCTTCCAGGGTTGAGACAGGAGGCTCCCCGATCTGCTCGAGGATCGCGTTGACGGCCTCTAGCTCTGTCGTAGGAGTAAGATCTTCATACATAGAGAGCCTCAAAAGATGAAAAAAAGGCCCCCTGGCGTGAACCAGGGAGCCTTGAATTGAAGTAGAAGTATATGTGTCTTCTTAGTATTACACAGCGTCGATGCCCTTGAGGCAGTCAGGACGCAGAACGCCCATGCCGTTGGCCATCTTCGAAACCATGAGCGTGCCTTGACGCTCAAGCTTGTACTCCGCCTCGGTCGACACATCCATCAGATGGACGGCGCCGAGAGCCTGGCGTTGAAGGACCAGGCCCTTAAAGCTCGAGGCGTTGTAATTGAAGTCTGCGACAGTCGAACCCTCGCGTTCGACATTAAGCGACGTATGGTCGACCGCCATGTTGTTGGTCTTGACCACCGGAAGGCCAGCGACTTTGAGGATAGACGCGTCCGCCTGCGAACCATTGGCATTGCCATAGTCGCGGTTCAGGAAGCGTCCGTCGTCGACCAGGTCGTAGTACATCTTCGGAGTGATGAAGAGAACGCGGTCCATCTCGGGGATGTCGTTCTCGTCCATTTCCGTCTGAGCTTGGTAACAAGCGTCGACAAAGTCCGAGATGGTCGGCGAAGCCCCGATGTCGATCTTGGAGGCCGAGCCGTGGTCGGCGGTCGGGCCGGAAGTACCGCTGGCGCAGGCGTTGGTCGCGAGCGCGAAGACCTTTTTGTCGTAGGCCTGCGCGAGCGAGTCGCCCATCTGGCGGGCATACTCACCACGCGTCTCGAAGTGCTGCATCGCTTCGATGAAGTTCGAGACGAAGACCGGAGACACGAGCAGGTCATCGATGTTGATGACCACCTCGCCGTGTTTGATGGTCTGTCCATCAATCACTTCGCCGGGCTGGTGGTAGTCCGCCGCGGCCTTACCGATAGCCGGGAACTGAGCCGACTTCTGGCCTTGGACATTGCGGATTCGGATGTAGTTCTTAGCGACCGTGCGCGTGTTGAAGGTCGCCAGAGTCTCACCCGAGAACTTTTTGAGAAACAGGTCGCGTTGGGTATTGGAACCGGAAGTGTCAGCACCGGTTTCCACGAAAGTTTGCGACCCAGAGCCGATAATAGCCATGAGTTCGTTTATTCCTTGGAAGAAAAATGAAGTTGTTTGAAAGTGGTCTAAAACAACTCGCGTTTTCTCCCGAGGTTATCCTCCGTAGAGGGCCTCAGTGTACTTGCGACTTGTCATGACAATACAGGGCGTCCCCTGTCGCTGCTCCCACTGAAAAGCGGCGAGCTTGGCAAACGCGCCAGGATTCGAACCTGGACCTCCGGTTTTGGAGACCGGCGTGCTGCCGTTGACACTACGCGAATGCTGGAGCGGTCCCCCGGAGTCGAACCGGGTTCATCGGGTTGGAAGCCCGAAGCATCACCGCCAATGCTTGGACCGCTTATTCGGGAGGAGGCCAACCCTCCCGGCCCCGGCATAGTATTGCCGAGGTCTTAGACGCTAATACCCGTCGGAATAGACGAGCTAGCGGATCTAGTCCTCAGAGAGTTCGTCGAGCTTAGCCTTAAGCTCCACACAGAACTCCAGAAGTTCGTCGACAGTCGGGGTAGACGCATCAGCAATAGTGATGGAGCCGTCCGCTGTAGGGAGATTACCCGCAGAAGCAGTCACACTGACTTTATTCGGGGTCAGAAACTTGTTTGAATACGCGTCTTTAATAGCCATTGAGGATCCTCTAACTATTATTACTGTTGTTTGAAGGCCGAACCTGCTTCCACAGGTCGGACAGTTTGCGGATGCCAATAGACGCGCCGACTAGCGCTCCAATCAGACCGACATACCAGTCCGGCATGGCCTCGATGAACTCGATGTATCCCATGGCCTCGTCCCGAAATTGCGGGAAGAAACCTAGGATAAGAGGGAACCCGAAAATGAGCGTCCAGTACTCGTCCTTCCACGAGGACTGAGACCCTGTCGCCATCGTTTGATCCCAGCTCACCTCAGCGTCGATCTTCGACTGTTCTCGATGGATCTTCGCCTCGGTCTTGGCCTGAGCGATGCGGCGACGACCTTCAAGCCAATCCGAGAAGATCCCCACGACCTCGCCTACGATAGGCCATGCCATGGTTAGCCTCCCCAGGTAGCTTCGAATTTACGATCGACCTTCTCGCGGAACGCCGCGTCCTTCCAATACTCAGGGTTCTCCAGGTCTCGGAG